GCATCAGGATTATCAGCCTGGCTCTCTAGCATACCAGGCGGCTGCTTGTAGAAGTTCCACTTGTATTTCCCGCGCACAGGCTCCTTCTCAGACAACCGAAACCACCAGTGGTCGTCTGGCATAGGGTTCGTGTCAGCCCAAATACCGCGCCAGGGGCAACCACCATTCGCCTTGGTAGGATAACGCCCCACGCGATGCGTAAGCCCCTGGACGATACTCAAGGGCAACTCTCTGGCCTCGTTTACCCAGGCCCCACTCAACTCCAATGACAACAGCTTCCGCACATCCTTAGGCTGGTCCAGGGCCAGGAAGATAACCTCACAATCAATCCCCGCAGCATCTCCCCTGGCTGGCAACTTAATATGATGGGTCAAGGGCGGCGACCAACGCATTGGTCCAAATATATTTTCTGGGAATAGTTCAAGCCAGGTCTTAATAGTAGTCGTCCGCAACTCAGGATAAGAGTTTCGCACCACCACAACCCTGCTATACCTCACCCCATCCTTAGGAGAGACAGGCTGCTTAACAGCCCTCAGCATAACCTCAGCCGCACAGGCATAAGACTTGCCGGACCCCACAGGGCCCATCAATCCTCGAAAGAAAGCATTGTCATTTAAAAACTTCCACACCGTAGGGCTGGTGCTAAAATCCAGGTCCAGGCCCCCAAAGACCCCATCCGCGTCAGTCTTCCGCCTGGATGACCTGTCACTCGCTGCTTTCGTCCGACCCATCTTTTTCCTCATATTCTGTGACTGTAGGCCCATGCAGATTAATGCCTAAGACAGACGGCCTATCCGACTTCTCTAGTCCTGGCTCCAACAACCCATGATGTTTGGCCAACATCCGCAAAGCTGAGACCTTATCGTGCATCTCCACCTCAATCGCGTTCCCCATCCTGGTTGGCGTGACCTTCACCTTCTTAATGGCCTTCCTGGTATGCAAAGGCACATCCTTAGCATCCTTCAGCGTTACCCGACCCATCTCATCCCAGGACATCACCTCGGTTATATCTGACGCCGCAATGGTCGACAGTTCATGCTTGACCGCCTCTTTCTCATCATCAGTGCCAAACACCAGGGCGTTTCGCGCCTGGCGGGTCGTAATCTTCTTGCTCATAGTTCATCCTCATCAAATCGCACACTGCCATCAAAAATCGCTGACTCTAACTCCTCATCACTCATGCCACTGAAATCCACAATTACAACATCCGGCTCAAGAACTGGCCCTTTGCGCTTCTTTACCTTCTTCGCAATCACAGGCTTGCGCTTAGGCTTCTCCGGCGCAGCTTCCAAAACCTCAATCGTGCGGAACCTATGACCGCAACCTGTACACACACGGCCCCGCCTGGTCGTGCCCCGCGCTTGCCTGGAATCGTAAACCTCAGTCCTTCTTTCGCATTTTGGACACAGCATCATTCACATCCTTCTCAATATCAGCTATCCCCCGACCAATTCCTCCATAGCCAATAACATCCGCCCAGGAATCATCATGCGTGGGCTCATGAATAAGGCGGCTAAGTTTCACAGCAACCATACACATGACCACTTGCTCAGGGCCTATGTCCTTGCCCAACAGAACAGACCACAACTGGGCAGTGGCTACATGATTGGCATACGGGGTCCCGTAATTCTGATTCCGCGCCTTGAGGATGTCGGCCACCGACTCGATGGATTCGACATAGCGGTCAATGTTGTTCATGATGAAAATCTCCAAAATTTTGAGTGAACCCCCCGTATATACACGAGGACGGGGAGGGGGCAGGGTGCCTTTGTCAATGATTTCAATGTGTTACGCAAAAAGCAGGGCCCCTTGTACAATAGCGATGCCAGCGTTTGGCCTTTGTAAATCCAGGCTAACATAATGCTGCCCATTGCGCGACCTGTTCGATTGTCAGCGGTGGCGTCCGGCCTTGCTTGAGGTTAGCCCTTGTCATCTCTATGGTTGCGGCCTTCACCTGGTCAGCCTTGACGCCACGTTCTGCCAGGACACGGGCGTAATCCTGGTTCGGTCCTGGCAATCTGCGCTGACCAGAAGCCAATTCCACGCCTAAAACGAACGCTTGTGCCAATATCTTAAAATCGCTATTTCCACCCTCAAACTCCCTTCTAGTATGTGTTACGGCTTGCGTATCTTCATCGAGTGCCTCAGCCACCAGTTTCGGACGCGGTGCCCAGAATTGCTCCTTGCTTGGCAACTCTGTCTGTGCGCCATCGAATAACACCTGGTATCTGTTGGTTCGCCAGGTGTTCTTGGCCTTTATCTTTGGCGGGTAGCTTCTGGGGTGCAGCTTCCTGACGTAGCCAGCTTTTATCAACCTGGACACATGGACACTGACGGTCTTTGTACTGCGTGAGATATGCCTGGCAATCGTCATCCTTGAGGGCCAGGCTATTCCATAAGCATTGGTATAAAGACAGATGGCTCCCAGGACTCTGAGCGTTGTCCAGTGCAAGTCGTCATCCTGTATGGCTCTTGCGGGAAGTACACTATATTTCCTAATAGGCGGCTTAGAAGGGGATTGGGTCATCTGGCACTGTATCCTTTGGTTTCATGTCAGTTACTTTGGCACCACCAAAAGCCTCTTTAATCATCAACACAGAAGGCGGCACAAACTCAATCATCTCCTCAGCGCAGACATAAGCCACGCCGTCAGGCTTCATCACAGGCATCTCTTCAGCAGTTCTGACCAGGCGTACTGTAATCCCTTCTGCCCTGGGGTGTTTCATCTCCCAGTAATCATTCGGGTCAATCGTTTTACAGCCCAGCTTCTCAGCCTCTTTGTCCAGGACATCGTAAGCCCTCTTCATAGAAGCCCCATGCTTTCGGATGTCAGCTTCATCATTCCTGGCCAGAGCAATATTAAACTTGTCGAGTTGAGCCTGGAACTTCTGGCCCAGCGCATCATCAACCAGACGCTGCAACCTTCCGACCCCCCACTTCAATTCCATCTCCCTGGCAACCATGTCATGAGCCTCTACAACTAACCTAGTTTCGGCGGACATTGGGACAGTGGGACAGGACTCTAGAGAGTGTCCTGTCCGTCCCGTCTGTCGGACATTTGTCCCACGCTTGTCCCGTTTGCTATAACCTCTTGTTTTCATTGCGGACATTTTGTCCCACTCCTTTGTCCCAGGCCTAATTGCACTTCCAGACCAGATTCTGCCATTTTGCCACGATTTTCTTTTGAACAAGCACCTCAGCAGCGCGGCTAAAAGCCTTCCTTTCGGCATCAGGATTGCCCGTTGATATGCTCTTAGCCAGGGCAACTTGACGCCAATAATTCTCCTGGACCACAGTCACGTTGCTGGGGTAGTTCTCTCCGCCTGGTGATGGTCCGCCATGTCTGATGAGGGCCTCAGTCAGTGCATCCAGGACAGCTTTCTGCGCTGGTCTCAGCTTGCTTGTGTTGCCGCTTGGCTGCTGGTCTGTCCTATCCAGGACCAGGCTTGTCTCTACATCCAGGGCGAGGGCGTCAGTTTCCACCTCTACGCTGACTGTGTTCATCCATATTGGGTCCAGCATCTCAGCGTCCTTTTGCTTCTCTACAACCAGGCTGACTGTCTCTCCAACCCGCTCCACCTTCATAGATGCGTCAACGGCCCCCAGGATTGCAGAACTGCCCCTGGCTCCTCTGGCACTGTCCTTGCCACTGTGATGAATAGCCATGACACAGCAGTTAAACGCCTCTCTGACGCCATCCATAGCCCTGATGGCCTGGCCTATATCCTGGCTGGAGTTCTCATCGCCTGTCATGCTTCTGGCTAATGTGTCGAATATCACCAGGGAGACAGGCCCATCAGCTACAGCCTGGATAGTCAGGTGAAGGTCAGCCGTGTTGTGTTCATCCAAAAGGTCAACCGCACTGGGGACCACGACAAACGGGGCCTGTTGGCTCAACCCTTTATGTATATGCCAGGCAGCTATTCTCTTTTTGAGACCGCCGACACCTTCACCCGCCACATATACAACCTGGCCACCTGTCACGGTCTGTGACTGCCAAGCCACCTGATGGGCAACACTCAAGGCCATATCCAGGGCAATGAAAGTCTTACCGCAGCCAGGCTCTCCATACATCATGGCCAGGCTTTTCTCCGGCATCAGCCCTTC